AATAATGGAAGATAAATTAATTAGAATATTTACAAGTTTATTTTTTCTAGCTTGTATTATATTTAGCGTTTGTTTACTAATTGAAATATATGTGTTTGTTACTCAAGGTATTGCTTGGGTACCCTTATATTATTTCTTATTTATTGTACCAACACCACTTATAGGTTATGTTATGATGTTAATAGGTGAATATTTCGATAATAAAAAATACAAAAAATGAGAACAGAAGTTTATAATAAAGGTGTTGAATCAACTGAGAGTTGTTTAACCTTAATTGACCCGTTTAAACAACACAATTTTAAACGCAAGAATAAATTTAACATCAATATTAATCACGACCAATATGTTGTTAGAGTATTCCACGATGATAAATCAGATAAAACGTATTCAATCGTAACTGATGGGCGTGAAACAAAGGTAATGGAAACTAACCTTTACAATTTTCGAGATACCATAAAAGAAATTCAAGCTGTTGCTAGTAAAGTATATACTCACGATTACGGCGAAGTCTGGCTTAACCCATGGGAAATGAAAATCTGGGTTAGTGGTGGTGATGGTGGTATCGTTAGATGGGATGAATCACCAGCAAAGTTAGCTAGAATTATTGAAGAAGAAGGTTTTGACTTCGATGATGAGTTAGGTTTCGCTAACATTGAAGGTGTAAAAGAAGAAATAATTGAAGCTGAATGTTCACCAACTTCGGGTGATGAAGATGATGCTAATGATTATTTATTGGTTGCCTTGTGCAAGGACATAACAAATTATATGGATTAATAATTTGGATGTTAAATAAATTGTTAGTATATTTGTATAAATTTTAAAAAATAATAATTATGAGCGAAAAACGCAATAAGGAAAAACGTCACCGTAAGGGTGACAGTAGTGGTAAAAAAAGACAAAAACCAACAGAACAAGAATTAAGAGATAAGCTTACCAAAGATATCAATAAACTTGTCGATGAAAACGAAAAATTGTCAGAACAAAAAGACAATTTAATCCAACTTATGGATTTTAATCATAACGCAACTCAATTTCATTTGAGCAAAGTTAAAGAAATGACTGGGTCAATTGAAGAAGAAGATATTAACTACTGTCTGACTTTGTCTAAAAGAATCATAGACCATTATCTTAATAACCATTAAGATATGCAAGAACTAGATGATACAGAACACTTAATGTCATCAGACAAAAACAAAGAACGCTTGCTCGATTCAATCGAGCAAGCTAACTCTGTTTCAGATGAAGAATTGTTAGGTTATTTCATGCAAGGTTTTGAAGATGAACTATATGGTCTAGATGAAAAAACTTATGATACGCCGCTTAAACAACGTGCATATAATTTAGGTAGGCTTGATGCGATTGCTGGTGATGATATGCCATCGCTTGATTACAAATCCAATCAAGATATTATTAACCAAATTAGAAAATAAATGAAAATTTTGTGTTACATATATTTAATGATTTCATTAACAACTAAGAATCCACAACATATTTTAATAGGTGATTCTCAGACTTATTTGTTAAAAAAACATTCCTCATTTGTAATACAAAAATCAAAATTGTGCCAATCTGGTATAGGTGTACAGCAGTTGATTTCTAAAGTTAGAAGGTTTCCAATACAATCAAATATCAAATCAGTAACAATATGTATTGGTGTTAATGATAGTTACATAGATAAAGGTATTAATCAGTTAATGTTACGAGTAAAGAAAACATTCCCTAACGCTTTTATCTACGTTATTAAGGGTTCATGGGGTTGGGGAAACGTTAGAAGATTAAATATCGATAAATTTAATAACTATTATAAAAAGTTTGAAGATTTAGGTGCATGTATCATCCAAACACCAATAGGTCATGGTGACCCACACAAAAACAAAAAAGTATATAAAACAATAATGTCAGAATTAGAATGGAAAATTACTCAGGAACGACAAGAATAAGTAATCCTAAAACACTACAAAGATGGATTGATTTGGGTTGGTTCGATGAAAACATTAAAGAAGGTTACACCTTTAATGTAGGTTGCGGCAGATTCAAATTAGAAGAAAAATGCACATGTTCTCAATGTAGAACCAAAACAAGACCAGAACTGGTTGAAGTATTAACAATAAACAATCGATTATAATGAAACAAATTGAAATCCTAGATAAAACATATCTATATGAGGTTATACATCGCGAAAGTGATTACGCTAGCTGGTCAGGTACTTATTTCTACAAACCAACACCAATAATCAAAACAAGAAAAAAATACATATTTTGGGGTCCAGAAGTAAGTCACTTAGAATATGAGGGTTTATTTAGTATGACCATTGATATTGAATCAGAGCGTTATACTAAAAAAGACATCACTCAAAGGATTCTTAACGAAATTGCTTTGTTAAATCGAAAAGAAGAAATTAAACGAGGTGAAATTATCGCAACACAAGAAGATGCAAAGATTTTTATTGAAAACATAACAAATCCACCAGCACCCAATGATAAATTAAAAGAAGCTGGTGCAACCCATATTAAACAATATACAGATAAAGATATGACAAATTTTGTATCGTTCGTAGGTAAAAACTACATTAAAGCCAAAGGTTTTTACTACATGAAAGGTGACTTTGAAAAGAAACACAAACTATCCATTCATCAAATACTTGCAGAATTTAAGGAAAAAAATTTGGAAGTTAAAAAATAAATAGTATCTTTGTACAAAATAAAAATATAAACATCATGAGTAAATATAGATTTAAAACTGAAGAAGAGTTTAAAAGAGATGGTAGTTGGAATGGCCATGGCTATGGCCATCCTAATATGTGGGCTTCAAGTGGAAATATGAATAAATATCTTGGACAAGATATTCCTGATAGTTATAATACAATCTGTGATAAGTACGAAGGATTTATATATGAAACTTGGAGTTTTCTTCCTTCTGAGTATGTATTAAAAGAAACAGCTTTTGTTCTTCCTTCTAAATGGTGTGTTAAAGTTGATAGAAATTGTCAACCTGAAGAAGTGTATAAATGGAGAAAAATGAGTTGGGTTGATGCTGGGTACATAAATAATTCTACAACTTGGACTGATGTAGTTCTACATAATTACACAGAAATTACTCTAGAACAATTCAAACAACATGTGTTAAAAGAATCTCCTGTTGTAGAATCTCCTAAAGCAATAGACATGAAAGAAATACAAGAAGAAGCTAAAAAAAGATTTCCTATTGGTTGTAAGTTTATTCCTGTAGATTGGGATGAAACTTACACATTATACACATTAATAGAAGATAACTGTACTTATAAAATTTTAGGTACCCAAATTTGGGCACAAAGTATGTGTGGAAGTCTTTATAATAATGGTAAATGGGCAACATTAGTTTCTCTTCCTGAAATAAAGAAAGAAATGTTCCATCAAGGAGATTACATTGTTACATTAGATGTTGAAGATGGGTACAATTGTGCTAAAAGAAACTATTGCTTTAAACAAAGAGTGAATAATAAAGGAATATACCCAGCAGTAGATTTAAGAGGGAGTACAGGTAATGGTCATGGTGCTATGTCTTTTGATAAAAAAGAATATTTAAAAGACTGGAGATATGCTACACCTGAAGAAGCAGCTGAATATGAAAGAATACGTAAGCCTTATGATGTAACAACATTACAAAAGAAAGAAGAATCTATTCCAGAGTATGTAGAATGTATTGAAGTGCCTACAGGTTGGAGTATAACTAAAAAAGGAGTTATTTATAAAATTGATTCTTTTGATTCGGCTAATGGTTATTTTATATTAAAATTTGATAAAGGAGGTCAGCGAGTTACATCAGAAAAACATTGCTTTAAACCTTCTACAAAAGAAGCTTATGAAGCTCAAAATACACCTAAGAAGTTGACAAAAGAAGACCTTGTTGAAGGAGAGATTTATTTTTATGATAATAAACATATTGTTATTTACCCAGAAGGACCTGTTCTTTATCATGGAAAAGATTATGAATTTAATGTAAATTGGATGTGGATGCTATCTATTGCACATGCAACAGAAGAACAAAAAGCTTTGTTAAGAAGTTATATGAAAAAAGATGAAAAACAAGAATGGTCAGAAGGAACTTATGTTGTAGGTATAAAAGGTGGGTTTGGAGTATTTTCAGAGGAGAGAGAACCTGTTGGTTTAGGAAAAATATACACTATTGAAAATGATAGACATTCTAGTGTTGGAATTAAAGAATCTAAATTTTGGATATATAAAGAAAATCTTAAATGGTTTGCAACTCATGAAGAAGCTTTAGCTTTTTCTAACCAATTAAAAGCCAGTCCTGTACCAAAAAAGTCAGATACATCTGAATTAACACCTTTAGAAATCTGTAAACAGAAATACAGAAAAGGAATGAGAGTAATGAGTGCCGATAATTCTGGTATGTTTACAGGAGAGTTTATTATTGAAGTAGACCCTGATAAGTTTACAAAAACAGGTTCTGGTGTAGATTACCAAAATTCTAAAGGTTGGTTGTATGCGGTGGGTAAATATGCTGAAATATTAGAAGATAATGTTTGTGAAATATCTTCACATGAACCATTCATCAAAGAGGTTGTTAAAACACAACCTAACGAAGAATTAATTAAACCGATTTATTCGGTTAATATTGACTTGGTAGTTAAGAATAAAAAAAATAAAATTATTTTTTAATTTTATTTGGTAGATTAAAAATAAACTTGTATATTTGCAAAGTAAAACAATAAACATTTAAAAATGAACAAAATGAAAAACATCGTAAAAACAGTAGTAGCAATCATCAAAGGTGATGACGCAGAAGTGTTAGGTTTAAGAATTATCAGACAAGCTGAATCAGCTTTAAAGTCTCAAATTGCATCACTTAATGGTGATATTATCACATTAGAAGATAATGTTTCTGATGCTAAAGAGAATTTAAACTTAGCGTTAGCCAATTATGGTAAAAACATAGCTGATAGAAATGTCTATGTAAGAAACTTATTAGACGCTGAAAACAAAATAACATTAGCTGAGGACGCTTTAGAATTACATAAAGCTAAAATTGTTGTGTTAGAAAAACACTTAGCTAACTTAGATAAGTAATCAAAAAAACTGGTTGGTGTTAACCAACTACAAGGCTAAACATTGAATACCTTTGTAAATTAGTAAAACGCAAACCCTCAACTATCTATTGCAATAGATTAGGGGCACTGGTTGAAACTGGATGACTTAATTTACATAAAGATGCTATCAGTAATGGTAGATGTGTTGGGGTAAATGAGAAAACCCTGAACGGTCATAACAGTTATTATATTCTTAAAGAAGTTAAGAAGGTAAAGAAGATATAATATAGGCTGATGGCGGTTTACTTACAACACAAATGAGTTCTCAGCAAGTAGTTAACTGATGTAAATGCTCTGTACTTGAAATGTAACTATAAAGTATAATTCATTAAAGATTCTTAATCAAATGGTAGTACATTATCTATGATTAACTACGTGACCCTACTCTTATATAAGCTTACGCAGAAATGTTGTAGTAATATAAGACAAGAGGGTGCTAAAATAAATCACTTGACTTGAAGATAAACAATAATATCAATACCTATAAACATAAAGTAGGCTTATACCTTTAGGAGTATTATAAACTGTACTAGCAGTTGTGTTTATTGTAAAGATTAACGAAGAATAATAGAGTAACTACTTAGGCGTAATGTATAAAGTGTTGAATGGGCTGTTTGAAGTAGTGAGGGTATCCTCGTAACTGGGGTGTAGTATGAAGTTATTCCACTAGAATTTGGTCAAGTGATTTTTTTATATAGTCAGGTGGCGGAAAGCTTATAGTGTGAGAAATCCTGCTATAACGAGGTAGACGCTGATTGGCATGTGGATTCGATAGGTGAAAGACCTATAGGGAAGTAAGGTTCAAAAGTAATCCGATACACGACATGCAGTTCCTTACGTACAGGTTCGAATCCTGTCCTGACTACAAAAAATAAATGTTAAAATATTTTGGTATATAAAAATTAAAGTTTTACATTTGCGTTATAAATTATAAAAAAACAAATTATGAAGATTATCTTTACTGATTTCAACGAAATCTATTTTGAGACCGACACAGAAGAAATGGTTGGTTGTACTGCTGAACAATTAGTTAGATACCTTAAGGGTGTTCATACTAATTATGAAAGATTTATGAACCGTTTCATCAACGTTAAGAAAAATATTTTCTTAAATGGATACCCTAAGGGTAGTATGCCAGACTTAGATTTTGATATCCCAAGTTTGTTAGAATCTTGTGGCCAAGAAGAATACGACAAAACTGTTAAGTTTTTTGATAGCTTAACGGAAATATATGACAACGTAGAACCATTCACGTTTAAAGAATCGTTTGAATTAGAAAACAGAAGTTTTCAAGCGCTAGTGTTCTCGTCAATCGATATCCCACAAATGATTAATGAATTGGGTGCTGAAAGACTTAAAACTGATGGTATCGAAGTTAACCACAGAAAATATGATGAAAATGGTAATTTCACTGGCACTGAAGCCTACCATAACGTTTATGAAACCTATGAAATCCAAGGTGAGAAATTAGGGTTGGAAGAATCATTATACGCTGTAAAATGCTGGTGCACATCAACCAATAAAGAACATTGGTTATGGATTAATGATGAGTTTAAAGACGACCCTCTTAATGCAATTGCATCAACATTTGTTGTTCACAAAAACATTATCCCTCATATCAAAGCAATCAAACGCCAAGGTGATTTATTGTTAACTGAAATGGATGAAGACATCAAACCAGAAGGTGAATTGGTTTCGTTAACTAAAGAACAATACTTTGGTTTGTTAGTGGCGCAATCATAAATTAGTTTATGGAAGAACTTAAACCAGTAAATGGGTTAGGCCAAAGACATGGTAAATGGTATATAATACCTAAATCATTTGATTATACTGGTTATTCCGCATATTTTGTTAATGATGAAATATTTGGGTTTTCTGAAGATTTGAATGTAGAATCAATTGTTTATCAAAGTGAATATTATGCAAAATAAATTAAACGGTATTAAAGAGTTTGATTTTTCTAGTATTGGTTATACTATGAAATATTATGTTTTAAATGGTAAAATTTTTGGTCCTACAGAAGTAACAAGTCATGGGATAAAAAATAAAAGTTATTATTGTTGAATTTAACTTGTTTTATTAAAAATTAATTAGTATATTTGTACTATAATAAAAATAACATTAAAAAAAGAAAATTATGGTTGGAAACAAAACTATTGTACTAGAACCTAGTACTAACACACACACAATGACTAACGTTGTTGACGTTGAGAAAATCGATGAAAACATCCTTAAAATCAAAACTAGCAAGAATAGTCAAGTGTTACACGGCGAACATGGAACCATCGGTATTGAAGCTCCTCATGTAATCAAGTACGTTCAACAAGAGTTGAACCCAGTTACTAAGAAGTTACAAAATGCGTGGGACTAAGAATTTAAGTTAAAAAAAAAAATAAAAATAACTCTAACATATGTTAGGGTTATTTTTTTGTTAATAATATTTGGTTATTTAAAATAAATTAAGTATATTTGTATAAAATAATTAACAACTGATGATGGAATATAAAACTGAACATTTTGAACTACTTGGAACCAATGGTGTTATTATGGCTAAGGGCGTTTTTGTTAATTTTATTGATTACGGATTCTGGATTGAAAGAAAAACTGAAAAAATATATTATGCAAGATAAAATTTCATATAATAATAAACAATTACATGGTATATGGGAAGTATACTCTACTTTAACTGGAGAAATTAATTCCAAGGGATTTTTTGTTAACGATGTTGATTATGGTTTTTGGATTGAAGGAAGAATAAATTTTATATATTATGCAAGATAAAATGAAAGAAATATTAATTAAATTAGGTTTATATTATAAAATTAAATTTTTTATTAAAAGATTTGATTTTATTAAAACATACAACTCACCATTTAAACCTATTATACCAAAAATATACATAGGTAAAATAGCGGTGGGTGTCCCTTATTTCTTCCCTAGAAAATTAGTAAGGTTAACAGAACAAGAAGCGATAGACGCTACTTTAAATGAACTAAAGAATAACCCTAATGCTGAAAAAATAGGGTTCGAAAAACTATACTATGATTATAGTAGAAGAGGTAAATTTATTGATAAAAAAATAGGTTTTGATTTTGTGGGTCTTGGTTGGAAAACAAAATGGAAAGATACAGATTATAGACATGAATGGAATCCAGTGTGGAGCTTCGTATTGATTAAATGGCAAGTAGCTATCAAGTTCACACCAATAGAAGATTCACATTATTGGGAATGTTGGTTGTATTATACGAGAAACACCAATAAAACAAAATCAACAAAAGAAAGACTTATACAAGCAAGAAAAGAATTTCCTTGTGTTTGGATAAGATATAATAACGGTGAAGAAGAAAGAATATGTTTCTGGGACGCAATTTTAAAAGATAAATGGTATGACGAATAATTTTTTAGAACAAACATTTAAAGAGTTAATTTATATGTTTGGTGAAATTAATTGGAATATAATTAAGAACGAATCATGGGATAAGTATATCAACAAAGATGAACCTTTCAATGAAAAGCAGTTTGATGAATTAAGACATATAGCTTATGATATAGCCGACGATTACGCTGTTGAGTTTGCAGAGTGGTTAAAAGACAAACCAAGAAGTCAATTCAACCGAGAATCACTAGAACAATTTAAAAAAGAAAAAGGTTATGAAAGCAACATTTGAAGACTATCTAGCAGCTGTAAAAGTGCTTAGAGATGAAAATCAGTATAGTTATACTGATAAAGACCTTGAGAAATATCAAGACTATATTCATGATTGTTTTAAAACAAATTTAAGCGTTTATAAATGCTTAGAATTTATGTATTTTGAAGTTTTAAAAGATAATATCTGATACCATGCAAGATAAAAGAGACTATAATAATAAATCAAACCCTCATGGGTTCTGGATAACACATTATGATGAAAAGCATTTAGGTGGCTTATCATGGAAAGCATATTTTGTTGATGGAAAGACTTTAGGTTTATTTCAAGCTAACCATTATGATGGTGAAGTGGCAAAAAAAAATTATTATGCAAAATAATTTTGTATATTAAAAAATAAGTATTATCTTTGCAAAAAAATAATAACAATGAGCACAGTTAAAAAATTGAAATTAGGACCTCTAAGATTAAAATGGGTATTAAGACATATCTGGGAAGAAGATAGAGATATTACAAACTATACAGTTTGGAGTATGAGAAAAAGACCTGAATTTGGCATCTGGTTCAACAGAGAAGAAGCTGTAGGTCCTGTTAAGAAGGGTAAAGATAAAAGCGAAACCGTTAATAAAACGTTTAATAAAAACAACCATGTAAATCTATATACAATAGGGTTAAAACTATTTGTATGTCATACATGGTTAACAATTCAATTCAAACCAACACTTGGGTTAAAATAAAATCATGGAAAAAACATATCAAGAACAAATTAAGGAAACAATAGATTCCATTTGTGAAAAGAATAACTTAAAACAACCAATTACAGTACCGTCAGCTGGTAAAATGATAGCGGAGTACGAAGGGGTTGATAAAGCTATTGAATTATTTGAAGGAAAATTAAAGGAAGTTACTGAAAATCCAGATGTAAGCAATCCATTTGCATTTTCAGCGTATAAAGTAACGTTAACCAACGTTTTATACCCAATGAAACACAATCTTTTTTATAAAGCCAAAGAAATGTAAAAGCAACAACAAGAATACTTTTTTAGATGTGGCAGACAATATCAATTAACAGGAGAAGGAACATTTACAGAAGTTTACAACGAAACATTTAACAAATAAAATATGAAAAAAGAATATCCAAGTTATTGTTGTCAAAAATGTGGAAAAGGTATTGGTTGGCTAGGCAGATTTATAGAATTTATTTATTGTGGTTTAATAAAACACAAGTGTAATATTTAATTTAAAAACAAATAAGACTATGAAACAAACAGCAGTAAAAGATTTAGCTTATTATAAAGCTAACGCAGAAGAAGATTATTTAGCAGTTCCAATCAGTGTGTTGAGATATATTTCTCAATTAGAACAAGAACAAGACAAGAAATTGTATAGTGAAGAAGAAGTAAATAACTTATTATATAGATTTTTAGAACATGTTGGAGAAAAACAAAAAAGAACAATATTAAATGTAGTACCTAAAGAATGGTTTGAACAATTTAAAAAGAAATAAGATGAAAAACATACACTTATTACCAATATTACAACCAAGTAGATTAATAAAATCTAAAATTAATGATACTATTGTTTTAGAACCAATAAATGTAACTAATGATACAAGATTTTGGGAATACTTAAACATCTCCATCACTAATAATGAAGAAATTAAAGAAGAAAATTTAACAAAATCAATTTATGTTATTGATGTTCAAAATGGAAATATTGGTAAACTAACTTGTAAAAATAGTTTTTTTAAAGGTTCTTCTAAATTAATTGAGATTAAATGGAAAAACAAACAAAATATTTGGAATTATAATCATATAAGAGAAATCATACTAACAACAGATGCCGACTTAATCAAAGATGGTGTACAAGCTATTGATGATGATTTTTTAGAATGGTTTGTGAAAAATCCAAGTTGTGAGGAAGTTAAGGTTATTTATGAACCAAAGAACTTTTTAGATACAAAACAAGGTTGGGAATATGAAATCATTATTCCAAAAGAAGAAATCCAACCACAACAAATTTGGAATGAAGAAAAAATGGAAGGAGTGACGAAATTAATTCAGGAACAAGAAACACTTGAAGAAGGGTTTGATAGAATTTATAAAGAATTAGATTATCGAGAGTTTGATTTTGGTTCTTTTAAAATAGGTGCTAAATGGCAACAAGAACAGAATGAAATCTTATTAAATGAATACCATGAATACACAGTTGATTGTATTGAGGTAGACCTAAAAAGACCATTACCATTTAAAAGTTGGTTTAATAAATTTAAAAAGAAATAATTAAACAATAAATTATGAAAATACATCAATTAGAAACAAGAAGAAAATGGCTATGCGAAGCCGAAGGTCACGAATACGTTAGAGAAGAAATACAATGGGTTGAGGGTGGAATAACAATAGGTTGGCATCTTAACGAAGATGGTACAGCAGATTACGAACCACTAACAGATGAACAACTGGAAACCCTGTTTTGGCGAAACAATGTCAAGAAGAATAACCCAGTTTTCTATTCTTCCAACACGGACAAACACTTCACACCAGAAGAAAAAGGTTGGTATATCCAATATAAAACAGAATCAGGTGACGAGGGCGCTATCAAAGTTGATAGAGAACCAACATCAAAAGAAGATGCGCTACAATTGCTACAAGAAATTGATGCAGATGAATTATGGATTGTACAATATTATGCAGAAGTAATTTAAAAATAAATTTGGTTATTTATTTTTTTTAAAGTATCTTTGTAAAAAAAAAATTAAAAATTATGTTAATAGCAGTTATTGTTTTTATGGTTTTGGTCGTTTTAATCACCATGTATTTAACCAACTCTTCATTCACAAATAGTGATGGTAAAAAAGAAATACCGAAAAGCTTATACGAAAAACCTTCGAAATTAAAATTCAAAACCACATGGTGGTCTGATGACCATGTTACACCTTATTTCTATCATAATGGATGGCAACCATTGTTATCTGTTGATAAACCTAACGTAATGAATGACTATGAATATGTTGGCAAAAATATTTCATATAGATTGGGTAACGGTAACTTTGAATACGAAAAAAAACGATGGGCAACTGTTGGTCTTTGTTTGGAACATAATGAACAAGTTTGGGAAGATGTTAAAAGACTTAGAAAAGAAAAAAAAGAATATGACGAGAAAGCCTACAGAAGAAAACAAGAAGCCTTAGAACGAGCAAATAATAACTAATATGGATAAAGAATTTGTACCTTATCAACCAAGTCTAGATTTAAAAGAATTAGGATTTGATGAACCTTGTTTTGCTTATTTTTATCATCATCAAGAATATAAAATTTTATTTGATAATCCTACTCAATCAAGAGATTATAATTCTATAAAAGTTGATGTTGGTAGTATTTTTGACAATAATGAAGAAAGAGTTAAAAAAGGATTAGAAAGTTTAGGTGATTCTGTTTCAAGAATAACATCAATACCAACATTCTCACAAGCATTTAGATGGTTTAGAGAGAAGTGTAAGTTACATAGTAATATTTATTTAGATTATGGAACATTTTATTTTATAATTCAAAAATATACAGAAAAAAGTAAAGTAATATTTGACACAGAAGCTGGTGATGATTTTGGAACATACGAAGAAGCAGAACTTGAATGTTTGGTCAAGCTAATTGAAATTGTTAAGAAGCAAAACTTAAAAGGTTAATTGGTATGGTTTTTGTAGTGTGTATATGTATGAAAACATATATATACATATTACAAGACCCAGACACCTTATCTGTGAGATATGTGGGAAAAACTACAAACTTTAAAAAAAGATTGTATCAACATACTAATAAAAAAGTTCAAGAGTATTCAAGAAGAAGACATCTTTCAAATTGGTTATTAAAATTAATAAAGAATAATAAAAAACCAATTATGACAATTATAGATGAAACAGAAACAGATTGGAGAAATCTTGAAATATACTGGATAAGTCAGTTTAAATCATGGGGTTTTAATTTAGTAAATTTAACAATTGGTGGTGATGGTGTTGATGGTTATAATCATACTAAAGAAACAATTGAGAAGTTATCTGAGATGATTACTTGTACATCACCTGATGGTGTACAATATTCAGGTAATTGTAAAGAAATATCCAGTATAATTGGTGTAACTAGTTCTGCTATTTATAATGCTTTATATAAATCTACAACAGGTAAAGTAAAAGGTTATCATAGTTTTAAAATGCTTACACCTAATGATAGATATTTAGCTAATTTAGACATAATAAAACAAGATAAACCTAAAATATCAGAATTATGTAAACAAGTATCAGCTTCTAATTGTAAAAGATTGTTTAGTAAACCAATAGTTCAATATGATAAATCAATGAACTCTGTAAATGAATATGAATCTCTTTCAGAAGCTTCAAGACAAACAAATATAAATGCTCAAAATATATCTTCTGTGTGTTTAGGTAGAAATAAATCAGCAGGAGGATATATATGGAAGTATAAATAATTAAAAAACTAATAGAAATATGCAAGAACAATTAATAACATTTGAAACAGCTAAATTAGCTAAAGAAAAAGGATTTGATGAGGAATGTAGACACTTCTTCGAAGTGGAACATCCAGACCAAAGACCGACCTTTCACACTGAATATGAACCATACCGAAATTCTGAAATTATAAATGGTTATGGTAAATGCGACTATCCTATGATGTCAGCACCAACTCAATCACTTCTTCAAAAATGGTTAAGAGAAGTTCATAAAATAAATGTTTTAATCTATATGTATGATGAATTTAGAGAGGATTTATTTTCACATTCTATTACAAAAAGAAATGGAAATAAATTTGATAAATTTCCTTACAAATCATACGAAGAAGCATTAGAAGTTGGTTTACAAGAAGCTTTAAAATTAATAGAATTATGCAAAAAATAAAAGATTATTGGGGGTTAGTAATTTCATTATTACTCTTATCATTACCATTGTTAGCTTTGATATGTAATGTCTTAAAAAACTAATAGAAATATGCAAGAAGAATTAGTATCATTTGAAACAGCTAAATTAGGTAAAGAAAAAGGATTTGTAAACATATTGTGTCATTACCGATATTGGGATGATAGTACAAAAGAGTTGACAAACGAAGAATTGTTTGGTATACCAAATAATAATGAAAGTTTCTTTGAAGCTCCAACACAATCACTTCTTCAAAAATGGCTAAGAGAAGTTCATAATATTGATGTTTGGGTTAATAAAATTGGGAGTACTAATGAAAAAAAGTACTATTTTAATGTTATGGTAAATAATAAATTTGTAAATACTACTAATAGTAATTCAAAAACTTTTTTAAAATATGAAGAAGCATTAGAAGTTGGATTACAAGAGGCTTTAAATCTAATAGAAATTGTAAAAAAGAAATAAAAATTATGAAAATAGGTAACTGGTATTTTAACATATGGAAAACCCATGGGTTTTCATTTCTTTTCCATTATGAATGGAAATGGAATGATGGAACTCAAAAAAGATTTTATTTCCTATTTTGGGAATTAAACATCGAAAAAGACACTGAAGAAGACAACGACTAAAAAATAATATACATGAAAAAATACATATTTACATTCATTCAAATAGCTATGCTTATAACAGGAAATATCTGGTGCTACATAGCAAACGATAGATTGTTACAACCAACAACAAATATCGTAATGATATTTTTGATTATTTTATTCTTTATACAAAACAAAACTCTAGAACGATGAAAGTAAAACTATTAAAAAAGATTAGAAAAAGATACGACATGACACATTATCCTAATGGTGTCTTTATCTCAAATAAATTTTATAACGGTCCAATAACAATCTTAACCGATAATAATAATTCATTCAGATTTCAATTAAAAATAGATTTACCACCTAATCTAGCTTATAAAGAATTATATCCTAGATTAATTAGTTGGATTGAATCTGATTACGGTCCATTCAAAAGTAAACAAAGAAAAATAACATCAGAAAAAATCTGGTATAAAAATTAATACAATGAAAAAATTATCACTATTGATTGTTATTATGTTAACAATGGTTTCATGTGAAAATAAGAAACCAATAACCAAAACCACAAAAATAGGTGGTTATATTGAAGAAGAAGATGGTATCTTTATTCATCAAACACAATTAAAAGAATTTGATTATAAAGGTCATACCTATGTTAGTTGTCATGTTAGAGATGGTAAAAGCATAACACATGCTGGTCATTGTAAATGTAACTCAAAGTAAAAAATTTTAACCAATGATAACTCTATCAATAATATTAACCCTATGGGGAGTAATCTCCATATACAGACTTTATAAATTAGCCAAAAAAAACCAAGAACCATTTCATCCATATGAAGGAACCGTAATGGATGCGTTAGGATTCTTTGTGGGGATATCCATTGTGATTTGTTGGGTTTTTTATCTATGTATATTTTATTTACCTTAAAAAAAAATAATTTGGTATTATCAAATTAATTCTTTACATTTGTACCATAATTATTAACTAAATTTTAAAAACACATGAAAAACGTATTTTACGTATTGTTAGGAATTGCATTAGTAATCCTAACATCAGCAACCACCGTCAGAGTAATAACCGTAAAACCTGCTACTCCAAAGTATTTTGTTGTTAAAGAATTTACGGATGCTGATATAGGTGATGTACAAGCAGAATATATTAAAAAAATGATTAAAAAAGGTTGGATTTTGAAATCTCAATCATTAGCAGGTAAACAATACACTATTTACGGAATAGTGGTAATGGAAAAGTATTAAAACATGGAAAATATATTTAAAGTTGCCAAATACGAAAAAACGGATGAAGGGTTTAAACATCTTGGGTATGACGAATACCAAATCACATATCTTAAAGGTAAGAGACCACATCAAATTAGAGTTGTTGTTAATGGTATTTTAACAAAAAGAGTTATCAATTTAATTGATGGTAATTCTGGTTATAAAAACCAAATACTATTGGCAATCAGTGATGTTAAAAATCTTAAAATAGATTTAACTCAAAGACCATCTGAAAAAAAGAAAGTAACATTAGCTTACATTGGAACATTTTATAGTAAGCTAATCGTTAAAAACGTTAAAAACTATTTGATAGGTATTAACAAAGAAGAGAAAAGAGACACATTAACCAAATACGAATTAATATAAGGTAAAAATATGAAAACATTAAACAATTTTTTTGAAAAAACACATTTATTTAAAGTGTGGTTAATAACATACCCAGTATTAATATTATTTATATCTGGTTTAGTTTATGGGTTAGATTACCTTTCTGGTGAAAACACATTTACTAAAAATTTTATGTATTTAAAATTTGGTGCGTTGATGGGAATGGTACTTTCATGGATGGTTATTCTTCTTACATCTATGGAAAGAAAATCTATTATCTTTTGGGATTATGTAAAAATTATTGAAACTTTAATCAATAACGTAAAAACAAAAAAAGAATTAGAAGACATATGGACTAATGAATACCAAGAATTGATTAAAAATTGTCAAGGGGGTTCTCAAATAGGTGAAGTGAAAAGAATTAAAAGTATTATTGAAACAAGATATAAATATTGGAAAGACTAATTATGAAACATCTACTAACGTTATTAACAATTCTAACACTAATATCATGCGCATCGGTAGAAGATAGATTAAAAGACTATTCTTATACCGATGAATGGTATTATATAGACACAATGAGATTTCAAGTCTATAAAACAAAATCAGGAAAAAGATATATCATCGTACTAAACAACCGACAAACAAATTACAAACGCCAATACATTAAATAGAAAATTATTAGTATGACAAATATAGAAATAGGTATGACAAATATAGAACAAAATATTTTACCACATAAAAATGGTAAAGCATATGGATATTGGGAAGTATACTATAAAGTAGATATCATGTGGTATAAATGCTTCTATATAAATGATGTAGAACATGGCTTCGAAGAAATATACGATAAAGAAGGAGAGTTAAGAGTCAAACAATATCATGCAAAATAAAAATATAAGAACTTATAACCACGACTTTAAAAGACATGGATATTGGGAAGTTTATCATAGAATAACAAATAACCTATGGTTTAAACGTTTTTATTCAAATGATACGGTTTATGGGTTCGAAGAAATATATAGTTTTAAAGTAAATTTAATACATAAAGCATACTATGCAAGATAAAAATATAACAAACCGTAAAAATTATAAAAGACATGGGTATAATGAAAGATACTATAAAACAACTGGTACCTTTTTCTATCTAGGTTATTATTTAAATACAATAAATTATGGGTATTATAAATTTTCTTCTATTGATGGCTCATATTCTAATAAAACATATTATGCAAGATAGAAAAAAAGACATAAAACCAATAAATGATAAAGGTCAAGCTCGTGGCTATTGGGAATCATATTGGAACGATGGAATACTATGGTATAAATGCTTCTATGTAAATGATGTAATATACGGATATGAAGTAATTAATTCTCGCGATGCTTTGGATAGACGAAGTATAAACATGTTTTACTATGCAAGATAAAACACCATATAACAATAAAGGTAACGCACATGGGCAATGGATTTGGCTTAATCATGAGAAAACTTATACTCTGAATATTTTTTATGTTGATAATATAACATTTGGATATGCTATATATGAATCATGGAGCGGTAATTTAAGCAATACACCAAAAATAATCAGAGAATATTATGCAACATAAAGATATAACATCATATAACAAAATTGGAATACCTAACGGATATTGGGAAAAATACTACCCACATTCTGATAGACTATTCTTTACATGCTATTATATAAATTTTGAAGAATATGGATACGAAGAAATATATGATTCCAACGTAAAATTAAGAAGTAAAATATACTATGCAAGATAGAAAAAAAGACATAAGACAATATAACAAAAATAACCAACCCCATGGACATTGGGAAGTATATTACCCTAACACAAACCATTTATGGTATACAACATATCTGGTTAACGGAGAACAATATGGTATGACAATAAGCGATATTAATATATTATTCTATGCAAGATAATAAAGACATAATACCAAGAAATGAATATGATATCCCTCATGGATATTGTGAACTTTATTATAGTATAACAAATAACCTAAGATATAAATGCTTCTACGTAAATTGGAATATGTATGGTTACAATGAAGGTTATTGTAGTACAGGAAAGTTAACACATAAAATATATTATGCAAGATAAAAATAAAGACTTACGACCAATAAATGATAAAGATTTACCCCATGGGTACTGGGAAGTATACTGGAGTCATAATAAACTATGGTATAAATGCTTCTTCATAAACGGTGTGGAATATGGACACTCACTTTTATTTGGTCCTAAGGGTAAAATAAACGAATACTATGCAAAATAATAAAGACATACGACCAATAAATGATAAAGGACAGGCCCATGGATGTTGGAAAACCTATTGGAGTGATAACAATTTGTCTAATAAATGCTACTATGTAAATGGTAAACTTTTTGGTTTTCAACATTATCAAAATTATAAAATTATAACAGAATTAAGATACTATGCAAAATAATAAAAACATACAACCCAAAAATAAAAAGAATAACCCTCATGGTTATTGGGAAGTATATTTGGGTAAAAATAAACTATGGTATAAATGCTTCTTTGTAAATGGATTTATATATGGATACGATATAATTAAATCTTTTGGGGAAATAAGACATTCATACTATGCAAAATAATACAACAATAAATACAAAAAATAATAAAAAAATACGATAACGATAATAATTTAATAAAATTAATATATTTCGTAAACGGAATACCTTTTGGCCAATTATATTGTAAATTAAAAACATTCCCAGATATTAATATATTATTCTATGCAAGATAATCCTAAACATACAATGACAATTAAAAACGGAAAACCCCATGGAAAATGGACCCTAGTAGCCAACCAAAAAGTTTGGAACAAATGCCACTACGTTAACGGTACCTTGTACGGATATGAAATATACTCTCCAATAGCAAACACTATCTTCAACGAAAATGATGAAATATACTATGCAAAATAATACAACAATAAATAAAAACCTATATAACAATAAAGGACAAAGACATGGCTATTGGGAAACATATTGGAATAATAATAAACTATGGGCTAAATCCTTCTACATAAATGATAACATATACGGTTATGTAGAATTTAATACCAATAAAATAATCGATAAATACTACTGTGCAAAATAAAAATATAAAACCATATAACAAAAACGGAAAAGCTCATGGCTATTGGGAACTATATTGGTCAGATACAATGTGGTATAAATGCTTCTATGTAAATTGGGAAAGCTATGGCTACCTTGAAAGTTATCTAAATACAGGTGAATTAAATGATAAAATATACTATGCAAGATAATAATAAAAATATAACACCAAGAAATCATAAAGGACAACCCCATGGATATTGGAAAGTATATTGGATGGGAGCAAATAAAATATGGTATACAAGATTCTATGTAAATTGGATTATGTATGGATATGCATTAACATATGATGAAAAAAAATACTGTGCAAGATAATAATAAAAAAAACATACCTTCATATAATAATAAAGGACAAAGACATGGATATTGGGAATCATATTGGAGTCATAATAACCTATACTATAAATGTTTCTATGTAAAAAATATAGAATACGGTTACACAGAATATACAAAACATAAGTTAACTAAAAAACTATATACTGCAAGATAATGTACACTTTTGTGTACATAGACAAACCCGTACGGGCTTTTTAAGAGGTTTTTATGAAAAAACGGTATATGATATCATTTTTAAAGAAATCTTGCCTTAAAAGCAATTAAAAAATGGGAAATGGTGGTAATATGTGGTAAATAGTGGTAAAACATACATAAAAAAAATCTGCTTGAGGATTAAAAAAATCTGCTTTGAGCTTTATAGGATTCAAAAACTCTTTCCACTTTTTTCTCCAAAAATTTTTAAACCAGGTATTTCGCGTATATTTTACTGTTATGATTTTCGCATTCGGTAATTAATTTATTTACCATCTCAGTATTTAATTTAGGGTTCTTTTTTAAGTTGTTTAATTTAATTAAACTGAAGTGGGAGCTCGCACCTTTTATCCTATTATCATTTAGAAACATGGGCATTATGTTATGATAGTTATAACATATCTTTAGCTGCTCTTCGTCACTGACGTCAAAAATATCTACTGGGACTATATGGTCCAGTGTCCATTCTTTCCCAAAATTCTCATCAGTCATCCCAGATATCCTATACGCGTTAACATGGTTAACAAAGGTATCCTTGTCGGTACCTATTAAATTTAATATCTCTTTACTTGGCGCCTGTCCAGTGTATAATCTTCTTAACCCAATTTGCAATCTTTTCTTTTCATTATATTTCATATCTATAGTTTTAATATAAATATGTGTAATATAACACAAAAGTAAAGTCTACATGTACACATTTGTGTCTGGAGGGCCTACGCGGGTATATCTGCGGGTGATTGTGATGAAAATAAATTTAATGGTTACCATCACGGTGATTAAAGTTATAAAATTCATGGATGCAAAGATTGGATAAAAAAAGATGCGAGTCAAGCATGTGATATTAAATAATCATTAAAAAAATTTGCATATAAAAAAAACTGTTTATATCTTTGCTGCCAGTTTAATTTAATACGTATATAATATGGCCAGAAAGAGAAGAGGTGTTAGTGGACCTACAGTTTCTTACACTAATAAGTTTGGAATCAATAAGTATTTTACAGTTGGTACCTATAAGGAGGTTCAGAAACGAATGGATGAATTCTTTGAAGACAGCGGCGGGAATGAAGTGTGTGTATATAGACGCCGTCGCGGGGAGTGGGGAGAATGGTTTGAGAATTGGTTTCGCGTTAATGGTATACCTGAAATAATCAAAGAGGGTTGGATGTAAAAAAATTAAATTATTTTTAAAAAATATTTGTACAATTAAAATATTGTTATATCTTTGCACCGTTAAACAATTAAAATATTAGTTATGAGTTATTATGTACCGACAAATTTATTGTCAACCAACAATGCAAAAACTAAACTTTAGATAAAATAGTATTTTTATATTCGATATTATAACATTCAAATCTACCCCCGAATTCCAATTTAGGGGTATATTGGAATTCTTTTATTAACGCTTTGATTTTAACTTCGAATTCGAAGGCATCGTTGTGTGTATCAAATACAATTTCTTTTAATAAAATATAATTGTATGGTATTTTGCCTGAGAATCTTTTTTTAACGGTTTTAAAAGTTCTACCGATTTTAATAAAACGTTCGTTATCGTTATAACATTCAATAACATAAAATTTAAAAGAATCGAACACTTTTGATTTTTCAGATTTTTCTAACCAATTTGTTGTTGTCCAACCACCTTTTATTTTAGACCCACAGGTTGGGCATCCTCTACCTTTTAAATGTGAATTTGGTATTTGTTCAAACTCACCATGTTCTGGACAAATGATTTTTATTTTATCATGGTTTGTTTTATAATTAACCAACGAATAATCATATTTATGACCATGTATATTTTTTGCTTTATGGATAAATTCATTTGTATTACTAGATTGATTAATAGTTTTTTGTTCACCTGAACATTTTACACAACCATTACCTTTTAGATGACTGTGGGGTATTTGTTCAAACTCACCATGTGTTGGACAAATGATTTTTATTTTAGTTTTAGAATTAATATATTCGACTAATGAATAGTCGTATTTATCATCATGTATTAAATTAAATTTACCTATCAAGTTTTCAGTTGATGTTTTTCTTGTTTTACTACTACTAATTAAACCACAAGATGGACAACCTTGTCCTTTAATATGATTTCCAGCTATTTGTTTAAATTCACCGTGTATTTTACAATTTATACTTACACGTTCATTATTTTTTATATAGTTAGTTATACTATAATCATATTTATCTCCATGTATCAATATACATTTATCGATAAATTCTTTTGTTGTTAATTTTTTAGACATATCTTTTTATTATAAATATGTTATAACTTACTAAAGTTTTAGCATTTTTAAAAATAAATAACTTTTTTATTTTGTAATTTAAAATAAATTATTATCTTTGCCATGTTAAATTTTAAAAACTATTATTATGGATTATTATGTATCTAAAAACCTTTTAAGCACTCGTAATGCAAAAACTATTAAGGGTCTTAAGAAAAATTACATGACTTACATTATGTATTTAGCACCGCATACACAAAATTCAAAGGGGATAAATTTATGTAGTCATGCTAGCGAGGGGTGTATTAAGTCATGTTTATTTAGTAGTGGTACTGCTAGATTTGAGAAAGTTCAAAATGGTAAAATAAATAAGTCGGAATATTTTTTATCAGATAGAGCAAATTTCTTATTACAATTGGATAAAGAAATTACAAAGATAAAGAATAAACATTTGAATAGTGATGTTATTCCAGTAATTCGATTAAACGGAACAAGTGATATTCGTTTTGAGAAATTTAAGGTACGTGAGGGTAAAACGTTATTTGAGTTACATAGTGATATTCAATTTTATGATTACACAAAAAATCATTTACGTTTTAATGGTGAGTTGCCTAGTAATTATCATTTAACATTTTCTTTGAGTGAAACGAATTATGATAAAGCGATTGAGTTATTGAATAAGGGTGTTAATGTTGCAATGGTATTTGATAAAGTGCCGAGTGAGTATAAGGGTTTTAATGTTGTTGGTGGTGATGATGATGATTTAACATTTTTGCACCCAAAGGGAACGATATTAGGATTGCGTTATAAGTTTGCTACTGGCAAAGGAGCTGGTGAGAAAAACAAAGAAGCTTTAGAGAGTGGATTTGTGATTCGTACAAAAGAATTGCAAAATAGGATTATTAGTAAATTAGCCTTAAGTAAATAAATTTATTTGGGTATCGTATATTTTATATGGTACCCATTTTAAAATATAACAAGTATGAGAGAATTATTTGAACAATGGATTGCTGACGGAAATGTTATTAAATTTAATGACGGTTATGGTACCCAAGACGCGTTATATCGTAATAGGATAAAAGACAAAAAAGAATTATACAAATATTTTAAAAAAGAATTTGGTAATTAAAAATAAAGTATTATCTTTGTATCGTTAAACAATTAAAACATTTTTATTATGGGAGCACTTATTGATAGAGTGATTGAATTAATCAAGGAAGATATTGCCTACGGTGATGAGACTGCGATTGAAGGTTTACTGGAGAATGTTCCAGAGAATGTTCTTATTGATTTCTTACCTGAGGAGGAATGGGAGCAATATGAGAATAAATTTATTTGCAACAATTGTCATGAGCATTTTCACAAAGCTGATATGGATTTTGATGTAAATGATTCTGATTTATGTAAGAACTGCAATACAACAACTTTTAATGAGTCACCTTATGGAAATGAATAAACCGTTTCAAATAGAAGTTGGTGAGTGGTGGTTCAAGGGGTGTTTTATCCAAGAGCAGAATCATCCACAGCTGGATAAGTATGTTGTGTTTAAGGACACGGATAATCAAGAGCATATTGGTACAGCGAATAGATTTACTGACGCTGTTAAGTTATGCAAGGCGAATGAGGTTACTGGTTATAAGTTAGGGATTGAAGCATTTGGTTTCAAACAGCCATTAACCAATAAGCATAAGACATATAGTATTACGCGATATCATAAGGGAGTTGAGTTAACTGTTTTATGTGTAACTGTTAGTAAAAAGAAGTTTGCTGAATTAATGGATTTAAGTATTTCATTTGTAAAATCATATGCTAATTGTTATGATTTACGTTATGATATATGCAATGAGAATCCAGATAAGTTATATGCTAAAGCTGGATTGGGTGGTGAAGCTATGTTTATTTTTAATAAAGAAGAGATTAAACCTTTAGAAGAGTATAAAGAATTGATTGATAAACATAGGGAACAATATCCAACTTGTTTTGATTATTATGAGAGCAAAGACAAAGAGAATAAAGGTTAGATTTCATTTGGGTGCTGGTGAACATTTCATGCACTGGAAGATTGAATATCCTGATGGGGTGGTTAAATTTATTGACCCATCTAAAGAGAATTTGGTTATGATTGGCTGTCAGTTGCATAATCGTAAGGGTACGGCAAAAAGTATTCATGCTGGTGGTGAAAAAGTTGTATGTGCGTGGGTATGGTGTAAGCATTTATCGTTTGGTATATTTGATGATACAGATTTCAATAAACTGGTGATTAAATTTAATCCGCGTGTATTACCAAATTGGGTTGATGAATCTGGCAATAATTTGGATAATACGGAATATAGTATTATTCAATCGCATGGGAATAAATTAAACGCGTATATTTCAATATATAAATAATTTTTAAAAAAAGTTTGGTATATTAAAATAAAGTATTATCTTTGTATCGTTAAACAATTAAAACATAATTATTATGGGAACAAGAAAAGTTAAGTTAATGGTTACTCGAACTTATACAAAAGAAATTGAGTTTGAGGTTGATGTTGATGATAGTATTGGTATTGATGATATTCAAGATTATTTGACATTAAACGATGAGATTGATGAGATTGCAGAAGTTGAGTTTGGTGACACCAGTTTAATTGGTGGTGAAACTGAATGGAGATTTGATGATGTTACATTAGGGACTGGTGGTCATTTATAATAAATTTATTTAGATTATGGCAGGACATTTACCAATACCAACAGATGATTTAGTTATTAAGGTTCTGAAGAGCTTTAAGAAGAAACACGATATCAAACAGCTTAAGACTTTTGAAAGAATCCCACATGGTGTTGGGAATATCCAGAGGTTAAGTTCGGATTATAAAATGGATGATGAACATGGGTTGATTGATGATGAGATAATTGCTATCAACTATCAAGACAGGACACTTGAGGTTCATTTGGACAAAGATGAAAAAATTAATCAAGTTTATTTGGTAATGTAAAATATTCTTTTTACATTTGCACCAGTTATTAATCATTAAAACATTTTTATTATGGGTCAATATTACAAGCCTTGTATATTAGGCAAGAACAAAACAACAGTTGTTAAATTTATGTATTCACATGAATATGATAACGGGCTTAAGCTAATGGAGCATTCATGGCTAGGCAACAATTTTGTAAGAGCGTTTGAATCGCTTATATTTAAGAACCCGCAGCGTGTTGTTTGGGGTGGTGATTATGCGGAGCCTTGTACAGGTCGCAAGTCAAACACTTATCAACGTTGCAACGACAAGAACAAGGTTAATCCAGTAACAACATTAACTGATAAAGATTGTCGATTTATTATCAACCACACCAAAAAATTATTTGTTGATACAACTAAAGTACCATTAACGGATACTTGGGTTAATCCAGATAATGAGAAAGATATATGGGAATACCGTATACACCCGTTGCCTTTGCTAACTAGCAATGGAAATGGTTTAGGTGGTGGTGATTATCTGGGAAAAGACCCGAATAAATTAGTTGGGTCATGGGCACGCCATTTGGTTAGTGTTGATGATACAGCACCAGAGGGTTACAAAGAGATTGAGTTTAACTTAATTGAGAAGTAACCATGAGAAGAGAATCTACTACTCCATAATAGATTTAATTGATTTAACGCCGAGATGACCTCCTGTTTTCAGGAGGTCATTTCATTTTATGTACACTTTTGTGTACGACGCGGCTGGTGAGCTGCTGGAACTGGTGAAAAAAATATTTGGAGAATAAAATAATTGTTATATCTTTGCGCTGTTATTAATCATTAAAACATTTATATTATGGGAAAAGTTTATTCACCACCTGCTGAAATTAAAGCGCCTGAATTTAATTGGGAAGACATTGCCGCGTATGAAAGAGCAAATGAAAAGTTCATTGAAGACTTAAGAGGTTATTGTAAAAAAAGAAATAACAGTGAGCACGTTGGAGAAGTTATTAAATTTCCTGTGGCTGACAGTTACGCGCAATACATGGTAGCTTCGTTAAGTCCTGTTGAATTAATTCACCTTCCGCTGTGGGATGCTTGGGAATTTGATTATGCTGAACGGTTAACCAAACAGGATATTGTTGAGAAGATTAACCAACGCAAAGCAATGGATAAGTTATTCAGCAAAAAAGGATAATTGATATGGTGCAAAGATATAATTAAAAAATATTTACAAAAAAATTTGGTAGATTAAAAATTTGTTATATCTTTGCCCTGAATTAAAAACATATTATTATGGATAAAGATACAATTATGCTTAAAGCCATTATGGAACGCTATGGTAGTTTAAGCACGTTAAAAATGGCAATGTATGAAGATACTGATACGGTATTGGTAAATTTATGTTCTGATACCAATGATGAAATTACCGAAGACGAATTTTTATTATATATTCGTAAAATAATTGGATAATTAAAAAATTGTTATATCTTTGCAAAGTTAATTAAATTTATTTTATTATGGAAAAAACTTTTGAAGTTACAAGTGGTGTTATAGTATGTAGCGACCCTTGTTATACTATTGACCCTCCGACTTGGTGTCAAGGTGTTGTTGAGAATGTAAAAAAAGGTACTTGGATTGCCGAAGTTGAAAAAACTGATTCAAGTTCTTGGGGTGATAGAATTGCAACTTTGACTATTGTTAATAAAGATTCTTTGGATAAAGATATTACGTTATCAAATAGAGTTGAGGAAATGTATTCAACTGAACCGCTTAATTTTGGTGCGGGTGTTGATAGTGGGCAATTTGGTTTCTTTGACAAAGAATTTTATCGTAATGATGAAAGTGCAAAAGACTTAAAGAAGTATGGTTTTGGTAATGAATTTGATAGAGAAAGTGGTGATAGTTGGTATCGTGCTTGTTGTGATTTAACTTTGGATAAAGAACAATGGGGTGTATTACCAAATGGTGCGGTATCTTCAAGTGGATTTGGTGACGGCTCTTATGATGTTTTTGGTATTAAAAATGATGAGGGTGAGTATGTTGCTTTTTCTGTTGTTTTTATCTGGAATGATGAAGACGAAGAAGACGAATGGGACGACGAATGGGACGACGAATGGGATGAAGAAGACGAAGAATAAATTGTTGGAAAATCTGTATCTAATATTAGGTACAGATTTTTTTTTGTAAAATAATTGTTAAAAAGTTTGGTAGGTTAAAAATTTGTTATATCTTTGCGGTGTTAAAATCAATTTATTAATCTATTAAAACAATTTTATTATGGTTTCAGCTGTTGGAGGTTCAGAAGTTTATTCTATAATTTTGCAGAATAAAGAAAAATCTAATAAGGAATTAAATTTACTTTACCCAAATGTTTCAAGTCAAAGATTTTCGATACATCGTATTCAATTAATACGCAAGGGTTTATTAAATAAAGTTAATGAATTAAACAAAACTTTATTGATTAATGATACTGAAATAGATTTACAAAGTATTATCAATGAAAGTTTGAGTAAAAACAATGCTTATAAAGACGGCAAAGGTGTAGAAAAAAAAGAAGAAATAAGAGGTATCGTTGCAAACTATATGAAAGGGTTAAGTGGCAAAGTTTTAGCTTTACCACATATTGAATGTTTGTGTGTTAAAAAAGTGGTTGCCTTAAACAATAATTTATCTTTTATTGGTGTTGACAAATCGGATAACGTAATCAATGGAATGACTGCAACTGCTAAATTACACAATTTAGATTTAACTCCGATTAATGGTGAATTAAATGATGTTGTTAAGAATTATACTTCTGATAGTTTTGTTGGTATGATGTTAGATTATTGCGGTTATATGCCAAAACAAGCAAGTTCATTTAAGTACGTTATTGATAATGATTTGATTGTTAAAAATGGTTACTTATTTTTAACATTTAGTAATGCTGTTAGACATTATAAGTCAGGTTATGGGATTTTATTTGAACAATTAATGAAATTTAATGAACAAGAAAAAACAGGTTTGACTGATACGGAATTTGCTAATGACGAATTTTTAAAATTGATAGCTGGTGATAAATTTAATATTGTTAAAAAAATGCCATACCAAACGGGTACTCCAATGATTTTTTATGTATTACAAAGAATTAAATAACGTATGACAAAACAAGAGGATATATGGACTTGCTCCGAGTGTGGGCAAGAGCAAGGTAGACACGACCAATGGTTTGAGGGCAAGTGTGATAAGTGCCACGAAGAAGACTTAAAAAATAATTAAAAAAAAATGTTAAATAATTTGCAAGTGTAAAATTATTGTTATATCTTTGCACTATTAATCATTAAAACTATTTGAGTTATGAAAAAAAATGTTAGTAAAGTTGCGTTGTTATTTAGAGCGTTTAAACGTAAGTGTATAAAATTATATGATGAATTTAATTACAATGAGCCTATGATTAAGAGCGAGGCTGTTGAGAGTACGCTTTATTTGTTAGATAGGGATTTTAGACCTGATGAACAAAACGAAATCATATTAAATTTAATACAAAGGTTACACGCAAAACGTGAGGCTGATGTTATTAGAATGGAGAATGAACTCAAAGAGTTAAAAGCTCAAACAAACATTTTAAAAGTTAAATTAGTAATGAATCATTAACTTATGGTATTGATAACCTTAAACAAAATAAATTAAATGAGCAAAATTGCTGGGAACATTATTAACGCTATTAAGCGTACAAACAAAGAAACATTAACACAAGATGAAATATTCAAATTGGTATTAGAGACAACCAAAGAACTTGAAGTTAAATTTATTAAGTGTGGTGATATTAGATTAGATAGAACTGATATGACAATTTCAGTTAACGATAAGAAGACACGAGTTGAACGCTTGTCGTTTAATTTATTGGTTTTTCTTATTGAGAATAAGAATGAAACGGTTTCTCGTGATATTCTTATGCGTGATGTATGGGGTGATGACGTTTGTGTTACAACAAGAACAATAGATGTTTGTATTTGTAAATTAAGAAACATTATCGGTAAAGAAAAAATCCAAACAATAAAAAAAGTTGGATATTCTTTTGTAGATTAAAAATAAAAACAGAAATTATGAAAAAATTATTATTAAGTTTCCTATTATTAAATTTAATAAGTTGTAGTGATGATGATATTAATTGCGGTGTAGTAATTAATAGAGAAACAACTATTAACCAAAATGTGATTTATATTACTATTCAATTTGATAATGGTGTAACTAAAAGAATTACAACATCAAATTTGTCAACAAATGTTGGTGATAATTATTGTTATTAAATTTAAAATTATTATGAAAAAATTATTATTAAGTTTCCTATTATTATTTACGCTTAATATTTTAGGACAAAACACACAACTTACACTTATTCAAGCAACCGATAACACGCATTTTTTTGAATGTTCAGTTAAATTTAAAGTAAATAAATTTAATTACATTGGTGGTGCTGGTATTGAATTAGGACAATTTGGTGCAAGTAATTTGTATTTAATTGGTGGTATTCAATTGGTTAAACGTTTACAATTTCAGACAAATATTGGTTATGAATTGAGGGAGAGTTATTTAGAATCGGCGGTGTTCTATAACGCTAATAAATTAGTTTTAAGGACAGATAATAAATTATTGATAGGTTTTGGTTTTGATAATCAAAATAGAGGGTTATTCAGTTTAGGTTATCAAATTAACTAATTTTTAACACTTATATATTTTGTAGATTAAAATAAAAACAGAAATTATGAAAAAATTATTATTATTAGGAGCTCTACTACTATTGAGCATAGGTACATTTAGTCAAACAAAAAATAAACCAATATTTTCGGGTGGTTTAACGTTTGCTAATTATAATATTGATACTAAAGAATCACCAAATTTTGGGATTGGTATTGCATTTACGTTATGGAATGTTTATTTTGATATTACTCAAAATTGGGATAGTGGTGTTGGTTCTGCAACATATAACTTTTATTATCCAGAGATAGAAGACATACCTAATTTTGAACATCAAAAACAAACAGATGTTATTTCGGCTAATTTAGGGTATTCATTTCAATTACCTAAAAATTTTATATTAACACCTTTTTGTGGAATCGTAGCAAGTAGAGATAAATGGCGGTTAGTCGATTCTTATTCTATTATTCGAGAACAAAGAGAAACTAAATTTAACGTAGGTGGTTTAATTCAATATGAACCAATACACCCTTTAAACATTTATTTTGGTTATGCAAATTATGAGGGAATAAAATTTGGTGTTATTATTGATTTCACTCCAAAATCAAAAATTTAAAAATAAATTTGGTTATTAAAAATAAATTTGTATATTTGCATTAAATTAAAAACAGAAATTATGAAAAAATTATTATTAAGTTTAGTATTATTATTATTTACAATATTAAGTTTTGGTCAAGAAACGGAATTTAAGTTTACAAAAGAGGGTTTTACTGATTACGTTATTACAAAAGTTGATAGCAGTAAAACACAATCAGAATTATATAAAAGAGCGTTAGATTGGGTGCAGGTAACTTACAAAAACCCTAAAGAAGTTTTGTTAGCTCAAATCGAAAACGATTATATTAGGTTTGAAGGTGTTGAAAAATATAAGTTATGTACAAAATCATTAGGTGCAACGACTTGTTTTGATATTAGGTATCAAATAGAAGTATCTTTTAAAAATGGTAAATATAAATTTGATGTTATTAAAGTGGAACAATATATCAAAACAAGTCAATATTCAGCTGGTGGTTGGTATGATTTTCCAATAAATAACACTTCAAGTTATTATAAAGATAACGGTGAAATAAGACAGATGTGGAAATTATATCCTGAATCATTAGAAAATGTGTTTAATTCACTTAATCTATCACTAAAAAACTTTATGTTGAATAAAGATATTACTAGTAAAACAAAAGATTGGTAATAAATTAAATAACCCTATATAAAACTATATAGGGTTATGTTTTTTTATTTTTCTATTGTAGTAACTACACAATGGTTGTAAATTTGTATAGTGGTTTAATTCAATAATGTTTTGTTCTGTTAACCCAACACTTCTTGGTATAATATGGTCGATATCCCAAGTTTTATTGGGTTCAAGAATACCGTCTTTTGGGTTTCCGTAGTTATCCCAATTCATCCAAGACGCCCATTGAGATTCAATGTGTTCTTTAAATTCTATGAAAGAACATCCAAGTATTTGTTCACTTTTAGTATTTTTTTTAACACCTTTAGATTTAAGTGAAACTCTAATTAGGCTACGAATATTGTTTGAAATTTTAAATAATGGGTCAGTTTTTTTTCTATTATTAAAATATTCATTTATTTTAGCTCGATTGTTTTTATTATACTCTTTTTTATACTCTTTAATTTTTTCTTTATTTGCTTCACGATATTGTTTAGCTTTTAATAAAATATCAGCTTTATTTTTTTCTCGATATTGACGTTTATATTCTAATAATTCTTCTCTAGTTTTCATTGTCTTTTTTATTATAATCAATTCTTATTAAATTTTCAATGTATTTAGATTTATTTGATTTTTCACAAATAAATTTATTTAGTTCGGGGTCAAGTGTTATAATAACCCTAACCTTTTTTTCTTCTTTTTTTAATTTTTTTCTCATTATTTTTCTTTATTATAAATATAACGTTATTTTAAAAAGTTCATATTTTTATTCATATTTTTTTAAAAAATATTTGGTAGATTAAAATAATTGTTATATCTTTGCATAGAATTTAAAATTAAAAATATTATGGCAACAAAAACTTATAAGCTAGGCGAACTGGCTCGTGGTGGCGTTATTACCGTAACGACAAATAAAAAAACTGTATTAATACAGGCAAAGGAATGGGACACTTCAAAGGGTTTTAGTAAAGGTAGCGACCAAAGTCAAGCGAAAGAATGGAATAGACTTGAAGTGAATATTGCTGAAAAAGATAGTAGAAGTAAAATAGATTGGTTTTTATCTGATTTAACGACTTCTTATTGGACTGATGAAATTCTTAAATGGATTGAAACCAAAGTTGATTTGCAGAAATCAATGTTTTGGTAAATAAATTTAATTGCTTATGAAAAAGAAAATATTATTAATTGGTTTAATTTATTTTGGGTTGGTTTCTTTTAGACCAACTCAAATAAATTTAACAACACAAATTTATCGTGAAATGGTGTTTAGCGCTGTTGATAATATGGAGTTTAAATTTAAAGATATTGTAAAAGCACAAGCAATATTAGAATCTGGACACTTTAATTCAGACGTTTTTAGACAAAATAATAACGTGTTTGGTATAAGATTACCAAAAAAAAGAAAAACGACCGCTATTGGCTCTAATTTGCGTCATGCGGTGTATAGTGATATTTGTTCAAGTATTGAAGATAGATTGATATATGAACAACGATACTTAATAAATTTAACAAGGCAACAATACTTTGCTTATTTGGATAGGGTTTATTCAAAGAATAAAACATATAGTAAAAAATTAAAATTAATTATTCAAAAAAATTTGTAAGTGTAAAATATTTGTTATACATTTGCAAAGTTAATCAATTAAAATTATTTTATTATGGGATTAGATATGTACTTATATCGCACTAAAAAAGTTAACGGACTTGAAGTTGAGGATTACGAAAAAGTGGATAACGCTATTTCAAATCTTAACATTATCAAAGAGTTTAAGAGTGTTAAAGACACTATGTCAAAAGATGAGTATAAACCAATTTACGATGAGTTTAACGAACTTGTTAAACAACGTGGTGTACATTTCAAATGGTGTTCAATTTTTGAAGATATTGGCTATTGGCGTAAGGCTAATGCTATACACAATTTCTTTGTACAAGAATGTCAGGGTGGGGTTGATGAATGTCAATATTCTTTTATCACAAAAGATAAATTAGAAGATTTATTAGAGCGTTGTAAACGTGCTATGAAGTTGAAAAAAATTTATTTGAATGATGGAATAATCAAAAATGATGAAGGACTTGAAACCTTTTTACCAACTCAAAGTGGTTTCTTTTTTGGTGGAACTGAATTTGATGAGTGGTATTTTCAAGGTGTTGCTGAAACAAAAAAGATTATAACCAAAGTATTAAAGAATACTGATTTTGATAAACAAGTTATTCTTTACCGAGCAAGTTGGTAAATAAATTTATTAACCCTGTAAAAATATTTTAAAAATAATTTGCAGGGTTAATTATTTGTTATATATTTGCATAGTTAATCAATTAAACAAAATATTATGAGTTACGAAATAGTTTTAAGGTTTACAGATATTGAAGCTGAAAACCCATTGGAAGCGACAAAGAAAATTCTTAACTGGTTATCGGAAGCTGATGCAATGATTTATGAAGTTAAAGATGAATTAACCAATGAAGAATTTACAGTTGATTTATCCGAAGATGATGCTGATGCGGTGTTGCCAAACAATGATAACCCAACGTTTATCAAAAATAAATTAATTGACGATATACAAAAAATTGTTAAAGAGTTTGGTAGTTTCACTACTGCTGATATTCAAGCTGATTGTGATGTATCAATTCCTAGTACTGGTAATCATATTCATTTGGCTAATCATTTTTATTTTGATAGTGCCAATGTTGAAGTTTACGAAGACGGCGGTGATAATGAAATTGATAGTTATTTATTACACTATCACGATATGCAAATTGAAACGCTTGAAGAAGTGTTACATTATGCTCAACAATGGGAAGCTGAATGTTTACAAGATGAAGACAGACAAGGGGTTAATCAATAACCCCTTTAATTTATTCAAGTACACATTTGTGTCTATTACACGTAGAACACATTAAATTAAATGACTTATGAGTGATAAACTTAAATTAACACAACGTAACGTATTGGTCAATGGTCATTATGTTGGTGTTGGCTTGGTTGGTAATATTGGTTATATTGAAATAACCGATAACAATATATATCCTGATGACGATAGTCGAGCTGAAAGGAAAGAACAAAACTTCAATACAATGATGATTCCAAAAATGACAAGAGAGCAGCTTAAAGAATTAAAAGTTGCTATCAAAGAAGTTTTAAAAAAATTCTAAATAATATTTGCAAATATAAAATAATTGTTATATCTTTGCACCACTAATCAATTAAATTTATTTACTTATGAAATGGATTGACGTATCTTTAGAACAACCGACACAAGCTGGAAAGTATGTTGTTAAAACTCGTACAACTATGGGGAACTCACATAAAGTTGAAACCAATTATACTATAACGAATAATAAGGGGCATTTTAACGTGAGTAATCAAATTGTTACGCATTGGTTAAAAGAAACTGAATAAATTTAATCACGATAAAAAAATATTAAAAAATGTTTGGTGGTTAAATATTTATTCGTATATTTGCACTTTAAAATAATGTATATTTTATGAAAAACTTATTCATATTACCAACAAACAAACCTACAAGATTGTTTACTGCTGATTCAGAAATTAGACTTGCAGGCTATCCAAAAACTACCTTTAAAACAGGTAAAAACATCTATGTCACTAATTCAGAAGAAATTAAAGAAAGAAATTATGCTTTAGCTTTAGATACTAATACAGTATTTAAAGTATCTGAATCAGATTTAAGAGCTGTTAAAAAGTTTCCACACCTTTATAAAAAAATCATCCTAACAGACAACGAAGACTTAATCAAAGATGGTGTACAAGCTATTGATGATGAGTTTTTAGAATGGTTTGTTAAGAACCCAAGTTGTGAGAAAGTTGAAGTTAATAAAATTGAGTCATTTGATTTTGAAATAAACAAATACGTCTATAATTACAAAATTATAATTCCAAGAACAACTCAACAAATCATTGACGAAGATTTTGCGAGTGGTTTAGATATGGGTCAAATTTCTGCAAAACAAGAATCTAAACAAGATAGAACTTGTAATAATAATTGTTCTACCATTTGTGGAGAATGTCAAATATTTGAATTTAGACCAATATCAGGGTTAGAATGGTTATTAGGTTATATTGAAGAACTAAATAAAAAAGGTTATAAGTTTATCCCAAGTTCTAAAAAAGAAATAGTTGAACACGTTACACAAATGGAAAAAGATAATATGATTAACTTTTTAAAGTCAGTTTTTCAGCAAGATAATTTTGATTATGAAAAAGCTTATAACGAATTTTTAACGAAAAAATAAAAAATAATTTACAATTAATCTATTTCATAGTTTTAATATATTTATATCTAAAAGACATAAATATGGAAAATGAAATGAGAAAATACATTGATAAGGTTAATAATTTTATTAACGAAGACTTTATTAATAAGGGTAGTAAAACTTCAACAAGATTAGTTGAAGTTGATTATAATGGGAAAAAAATGAATGCCGTTGCTATTGGATACGCTAACGGACCTTATTTTAAGGAAATTTATTATATTTTAAACGATGTTCAATTTGAAAACACAGATTTTACCAATATTAGGGAAATAGACGCGTCTGAATTAATTGTTCGTGGGTAAAAATATTCAATAAACCATTGTATATTTAAAATAAACTTTATATCTTTGCAGAACAAACAAATTAAATTTTAGTATTATGGTTGAAAATAAATTAATAACGAATATTATTAATAGTATTAAAGAATACGATATAGATTTATTAGAAAAATCTATATCAAGTGAAATAGTTAATCATAAAATTTTTAGAATTTTTGAAGATGATGATGTACCATTATGGACACCTTTAATTAAAGTATCAACTCTTAAAAAAGATAGAGAAAATAAAAAAAGGTATAATGGTATAACAATCAGAAAAAACGAAAATGATGATTGTAAATTAGCACATATACTAATTAAAAATGGTGCTGATGTAAACACCAAAGATAGAAATGGTAATACCGCTTTACATTATTGTATATATTACAAAAATTATAAATTAATGGAAGTTTTAGTTAATAATGGTGCTGATGTAAATATACAAGATAATAATGGTAACACACCTTTACTTTTAATTGCAACATATTATAATTTAAGTAATTGTGATAATTTTAGTAGTTTTTTAATTTCGCATAATGCAGATAAAAATATTAAAAATTTTAATGGTGAGAATTATTTTGATTTTAAATTATTTGCACATTAAAAAAACTATTCGTATATTTGCACTTTAAAATAATGTTAAACAATTAAAATTTTTAGTTATGGCAAAAAGCACACACACAAGAAAAACAATTCTTCTTGGAGAGGGAAAGAATTTTCATTCATTAGTTGGTAGATTTGAAATGGACGATACCATTACGGATTTTGCACCAATAAAAGTGAAAGAAAATAGTAATTTACATCACGAACAACGTGAGGGAGTTTGGAGTGAAGAACACAAAACTTTACCTATTAAACAAGGTGATTGGGTTCAAGGTATGCAAGTTGAATATAACCCCTTTAGCCAAAGTGTATCAAGGGTTTGGGATTAGTAACTATTTGATTATCAAAGACTTACACTTGTAAAACATTCATATCTGCCATTAAATTTATTTAGTGGTAGATATTTTTTTTATCTTTATGGGGTGGTTTTTTTGTTTAAGTATTGACTTTTCATAAAACTTTGATATATTTATAATAAAACAAATTATGAAACATAGTCAAGAAAAATTAGATTCAGCAACAGACTATTATAAGTCTGATAATTCTTTAAAAGAAACATCGTTAAAATTTGCTATACCAATAGAAACTTTACGCTGTTATTTTTATCGTATAAACGTAATTGAAAAAAACAAAACCAACAAAAACCTTATTCATAATATTTTTGAAAATATAGACACAGAAGAAAAAGCTTATTGGTTAGGTTATTTATTTGGTGACGGTTCTTTAAATAATAACACAATAATTTTATCCTCAAAAGATACTGAACATTTACAAAAGTTTAAACTTTTCGTAAATAGTGGTCATAAAATTAGTCATGGGTCGATTAAATTTACTTCTGAAATTATGGTTAAGCAATTAAATTTATTGGGTATGTTTGAAAGAAAACAATTTAGTGATTTAATTAAATTGCCAAATATCAATAAAAATTTAATTAAATATTTTATATTGGGGTTAATTGATTCCGATGGTTGGGTAAGTAAAACAAAAAAAATAGGTATTTCTAGTTCCTCAGTTTCTTTTTTACATGAAGTTGAAGAACATGTAAAAGATGAAATTGGTGTTATTGGTAAAATTTCAGAGAGAACCAATCATTGGGGTAAAGTAAACACATTAGATTTTTTGTCTTCAGATTTTAAAATATTGTACGAATATTTTTATTTAAACGCTAAAGTGTTTTTAAATAGAAAAAAAAGTATTGCCGATAATTTATATTCCAAATTAAAAAAACCTAAATATATTTGGGTTAAGAAACATCGAAAACAATTAGTTTACATATTCCAAAAAGGCAAATTTAGAAAAGGGTTTAAAACTTTACAAGAAGCTGAAAATTTTAGAGATAATTATTTGGTAGTTTAAAATATTGTTATATCTTTGCATCATTATTAATCAATTAAATTATTTTATTATGGCGAACGCATTAATCCACGCACAGAGTTCGGTGAAACGATGGGGTGGTAAAGTAGAGGAATACATAGCAATTCACGAACTTATTGATAGTCCGAAAGCAAGTATGAATAATAATTCGTCAAGACTTATTACTCACAATGTATGGTTTTGTTATCATATTATACCAAAAATTTTTGGTTACAACCTTATCAATTCTGATAACAAAAGAGTTGATACGATTGATATTGCGATGTTGCACGTTGCAGAAGATTTTAGAATGAAATTTGTACCAACACTTGAAGACTATTTAAAACACTTAACACTTCCTGCGTGGTTACATAATGGCGTTAAAGATATTGAAAATCCGATTGCGACACAATTTGCAATAGACTTAATAGATAAATTGCAAATAGAAGAAGAAACTAAATAAATTTAATATATTATGACAGATTGGGAAAAACAAGTCGAAGAACAAAGACTTAAAAGAGAAGAAAGGCTTAAAGAACAAAAAGCAAGTGTTCTAAAACTTTGGGGTGAACTCAAAATAAAAGAAGTACATTTCGTTTTCAGTTGTGGTGGTGATAGTATGAACGATACAAGTATTGAAGTTTACAACACAAATGATGATTTGCTTGATTGTGAGATTGTTACTGATATTGAAAACTATTTCGATGATGTTGTTTATGATAATGTAAATTTTTATGTAAACTCTGACGGACACTATATGGGTGAAGACGGAAAAGTAGTCATTAAATTAGATGAAGATGATGATACCGAATTTACTTACGATAAAGAAAGTGAAGAAGAATGGTGCGAAAATCAACCTTTTAC